CCCGGCATCGGTGAGTCGGGGATGGCGTGCACGTTGTCCTCCAGCCACTCGACCACGTCGCCCGAGTCCGACGGACGCAGCACGTCCCGGCCGATGCGGAGCAGGTCAGCCTTGTTCATCTTGGGAAAGTTCGGCCTTCACCCGACGCACCCAAGCCTCGAGCACCTTGACCGCCTTCGCAGGGTTCTCCGGGTTGCACCCTTCCGCCACGTCCAAGGCCAGCTTGTCGAGGCGGTTCACCATCGTGGCCGCCAGTTCGCGCATCGCTTCGCCGGCTTCCTTCGATGAGATGTAGTCCTTCGCCAGGATGAGACGACGCTCCTGCTCCTCCTCGAGGGCGACCAGCGTTTTCAGCGATTGGTTGTAGGCCGTCTGGTATTTGCCCTGGTTCGGGTCGCCGCCTTCCATCGCCGCCTGCCACACGCCACGCGCCCGACCGACCAGCGTGCGGTGTTCCGCGATCGTGTCGGCCAGCGTCCCGTCGTCGAGCTGCGCCGGCGCCGCCTTCGGAGCCTGCGCCCGTTGCACCGACGCACGGGCTTCCCGCCACGCCTTCGCCGCGTCGATGGAGTCCGTCGGCATCCCTTCCTTGCGGAGGACCGAGATGCGCTGCGCCGTGACGCCGAGCGCCAGACCCAGTTCTGAGTTGGTCAGGCTTTTGGCCATGTTTGCAAAACCCCTTCTTTCTGCACGGCGACTTTGTAAAAAAGAGCCGTGGTGTCGGGCCACGCGTGAAGCGGGGGGGGTGTGAGGAGACTCCTTAGCGGGGTGTTATGGGCCGTTTTCATCGTCGTGGCATCTTGTGCTTATCCCTGCGAGCGTTGACATGGGGGAACATCCCGACCGCGTCGGAGTTCACGAGCCGCTGCATATCCTTCGCGCGGCTTCGCATCCAGAAGTGCGAGCGGCCATACATCCTGCCGATCGTGCGCGAGTCCAGGCAACCGGGCAGGGACAGCGACCAGCGGATGAGCTCGACGTGCCGGCGGAAATGGAAGTTGTCCGAATATGCCAGCGCGTCGATGAAAGCCTTGAGCATCACGCCGACATGATCGCGCGAGATGAACGCGTCGACTTCCGTGCGCACGAGCTGGCCGTCACGCGTCGCCCATGCCGGATGATTGGGGTCGATGTCGAAGACGTGCTTGCTCGGCACCATCTCGCGGTAAGGCAGGACGCCGTTCTCCCTCATCTTGTCCTGCACCTTCTTCGGCTGTGAGAAGAACCAGGCGTCGAACGACCTGGCCTCCTTCGCGGGGGCCGTGAGGTCGTTGAGTCTGGCACGGGTCACGCACCGATTGGAAAGGTTATTGTTCGCAGGGCAAACGGCAAAGGTCGTCAGGCTTCCTGCGATCGTTCGTTGACGTAGTCGAAGGTCGCCGGGTCGAAGCGCACGAAGCCGTAACGGACGAGGCGGGCGAGCATCGAGGAGGGCTTGGTCAGTCCTGTCCTTCCTTCGTCCTGTATCGCCTTGGCGATGCCGTCGATGAGCTGGGCCTTGGTCAGTCGTCTCGCTCTGGCATGGAGCCAGTTGGACCACCAAATGCGATGCTTGGCGCCGATGTCGGCCATGGCCTTGGCTCCGGCCTTGGAGCGTCGGCGCATACCTTCGGGGTCTTTCTCCCAGCGTCGTTTCATGGCGACCTTCTGGGCGATGACATGGCGGATTCTGGCGGAGGTTCGTTTGCGGATCATGGTGCGTCGAAAGTTGTATCTTGTCTCTCACGGCAGGCAGCAGGCCGCGTAAGCGTGCCGTATGCTGTCCTGCCTGTATGTATTTGTTACCCCTTTAGGGGGTAACATACATACTATGGTTTCTCTTAGGGTTTGTGTTAGGGTTTGTGAAAGGGGGGTGTAAGGCAGGGGGGGCTGTCCTACCCCTCGCCGTCAGTTTGAACGCCTTGGCGACCCCTTGGCGGGGCTGGAATCGCTATGCCTTGGGACGACCTCATCTCCGCTTTGGGAGGGGGGCTGGCTGTATTCCCAGCGGATGACCCCTTTCTCGGCGGCGTGGCGGATGTGGATTTCGCCCTTGAACTGCCCTTCCGCGTCCTTGAGCCCGGAGCGGTTGCGGCGCTTGGTCAGGCCGAACTTGTAGATCGGCTCCTCGCCTTGGCAGCGGAACAGGACGGCGACCTCGCGGAAATAGTTGGTGAACTCCGACGACCCGAGGCCGGCATAGGCCAGGTCGGCCACGGTCTGACCCTCCTTGTCGGACGCGGCCCGAGGCTTCCCGGTGTGGTGCATGGCGACGAGGACGGCGCCCGTCTCGAGGAGGATGGGGGCGAGGTCATGGCGCAGGAACTTGGAGGCCTGCTCCTGATCGGAGACGTCGATGCCGGCGAAGGACAGGAGCGGGTCGACGAAGACGATGTCCGCCCGGTGTTCACGGACAAGGGAAGCCAAGGCTTCGGTGAAGGCGGTCCCCGTGCTGACGGTGTCGCGGAAGATGGCCATGCGCTCCTTGAGGTCGGCCCGTTCGTCGCCGTCGAGGTAGGCGCCGGTCACCACGTCCTGCAGGGCTTCGCTCACGTCCCCTTCGTCGTTCTCGGCTTGGAGGATGACGGCCCGCAGGGGCTTGGCGGGCTTGATGCCGAAGAAGTCCCTGCCCAGGCACCAATGGACGGCGGCCTGCATCATCAGGGAGGACTTGCCCGTGCCGGACTGCCCGACGATCAGGAGGGAGCCGCCCTTGCAGAGCCAGCGGTTGCCGATGACGGCGTTGGGGTCGTCCTTGCGGTCGAAGCCCATGAGCCTGTCGAAGTCCATGCGCTTCGGGCCGTGCCTGACCTTGGAGCCCTTGCGCTTCTCGACGAGGCGGGCATAATGGTCGAGCAGGACGTCGGGGTCGGTGGTCGGGTCGAGGGCGTGTCCTGCGAGGTCGGCGGCTTCGCGCAGGGTCGCCATGCGCCGGATGATTTCGACGTGTTCGGGGCGGTATGCCGAATGACCGCACTCCGTGACCAGGAGGGACACGGTCAACGCGTCGACGGGCGAGCGGTCGAAGCGCAGCCGTTCGGTGACGGTCAGTTCGTCGGCGGTCTTGCCGTCCAGCTGGAGCGAGCAGATGGCCAGGGCGATGTCGGCGTGCGCGGGCTCGAAGAAGTCGGCAGGGGACAGGTCGGGCGGGAAGGGGAGCGAGTCGCGGAGGAGGACGCCGAGGAGGTGGCGTTCCGCCGGCACGTTGTTCGGAGGGGTCATGGAAGAGATGTTCGGGTGTGGGGGCGTGGGTGCCCTTGGTCAAGATGCTTTGCGGTAAAGACGAAGGATGTCGGCCTTGCGGTAGTAGGCGTTGCGGTGCAAGCCGATGATGCCACGAGGGGTCTTGAAGTAACGCGGCCTGAGTCCTGCCCGGAAGACGCGGCCACGGATGGCGACGTCGGAGACGCGCAGCTCGACGGCGAGGTCGACGATGCGGACCCAGCCCTTCGGCACGGCGTCGGCTTCGTGGCGGTGCAGTCCTTCGGAGGCTTCGCGGATCGTGCGGTAGGGCGGCAGGGGGCGGTAGACGTAAGCCTTATGGCATTGCCCGGTGTCGGCCTTGAACTGATGGGCCATGCGCTCGAGGAGTCCGCGTCGGGCTAAGTCGGCGGCTCGGGACGAAGCGTTGCGGACGTGGGTGAGCCGTAGTTCCTGCCTGATCTGTTCGACGGTGGACCAGCCCTTCGGGGGCGGGATGACGTGCTCGTGGCGCAGCGCCTCGAGGAGGCGGGCGGGGTCGAAGCGTCTCATCGCTTCTTCGGCGTGTAGACCTTGAGGTCGGTGGTCCAGACCCATTTGGAGCCGACGCGGTGGACGAGCCAGACCTTCCAGTCTTGCCCGTCGACCCATCCTGCGGCGAAGCCTGAGCCCCATCGGGAGGTCGCTAGGCGATGCGAAGCGTAGGCCATGGCGTCCTTCTGGCAGAGACAGCCGGCGGAGAAAGCGGCGCCGCCTTCGTGCTTGGTCAGGTTGACCTGGCTCAAGGTGTGGGTGTGCCCGTGAATCAGGGCGCCGCCTCGGTCGGCGTAGTGTTTGCCCTGTTCCGGGGTCGCGTTGACGCCGTGGGCGTAGCCGTGGATGAAGGCCACCGGGCCGAGGCGGTAGACTCCGCGTTCGGCGTGGTAGGGCAGGATGGTCTTGGCTCCGCAGGTCTTGGCTGTCGTGCGGATGCGGGCCTCGAGGTCGGCGCAGTAGTCACGGACCAGGGCGGAGCCGGATGTATGCTGGAGGGCGTGGGCGCGGTGCTCGTGGTTGCCCATCAGGTAGACGGTGGGCTTGGTCTTGGCGAGGAAGTCCTCCCCGGCCTCGATGTCCGCGATCAGGGACTCGGCTCCCTCGGCGTCGTTGCCGGCTCCGCGTCGCAGGGAACGGAAGTCGAAGGCGTCCCCGAG